GTCTATCTTTATGAATACAAACCAATACTACTAACAGAAGAATGGTTAATTAAGTTTGGGTTTGAGAAAGATGTTTTAGAATTATTTAATTTAGAGATATTAAAAGACATTGAACCAACATCTGAAATTATAATAGACTTAAAAGATTTTCAATGTGAAATATCAAGAAATAAAAGGTTTGGAATAACTCTTAAAATGCAATACGTCCACCAATTACAAAACCTATACTTTGATTTAACAGATGAAGAACTAACAATAAAACAAGATTAATAATAAAACAAGTAAAATGGAACAAGTAAAATTACAATGGCTATTTGGAAAGATAGCAGAAGGAGAAGGTCAAGAGTCAGTTGATGCAGCAATGGAGATCATTAATAGTGCTCCAGATTCAGTTATGCACTCAGAGTTTACCAACTTCATGTTAGCAATGATGCAAGCAAAGACGTCAACAGAGCAAGATGAAGTTATCAATTCACTCAAACTGTATTTCAAGAAACAAATGGGATTACTATTCATTCAAGCATTTACATACGGTCAGAAGTATCAACATGCAATTGATTTAGTAACTATTCCAGAAGCAATGGAAAAGGCTATTAAAGAGGCTGAGATGGATTCATATCTAAAAGAAGAGGAGTGTTTTGATGTAAAAAATGAAGAAGAATAATGTTAGATAGATTTATTTTTATTATATTTACAAGCAGATTAGTAAAAGAAGATAGATCGGTTTAAATAAAAATAAACATAATGTTTGGAGAAAAAGACATCAAACAGCACAACATTGACCAGCACAGACATATCTTAAATATGTGTGGTGATGAGGGTTTGGAGAAGGCTATTAGCAAGGAAGAGTTCAATGAAGCATACAGCTTAACTCATGAAGTATACTCTCAGGAGTCAATTTCTAACTATCAACAAGCAATTGCTGAGAGAGTAGATGAAGATCCAGAGAATGCAGATGCTATCATTGAGAAAGCAGTTTCTGATTTTGAGCCATTGCAAAAAGTCTTAGTTAAGTCTGACTTTTCAGTTGAAACTTTCTACGTAAAGGAGAAGTCTGAAGAAAGCCTAATTAAGTCTCTTGAAGAAGAGCTTGCTGAAGAAGAGTTAGATGAATTCCTTAAAGGGGAAGCTGAATCAGAAGTGCTTGAAGAAAAAGAAGCTGAAGAGGCTGCAGAAGAAGAAAAATAATCGTAAATAGAGTTAGAAATGAATTGGGAAAAGTATTACAAATTCCCTGCATCTACTCTAAATGGTAACGATAATTTAAACAAGGCAATCTCTGATGAACAAATTCCAACAGAGTTGGATCGTATTAGGGTTGAAAAAAATCGATTACTGGCTAGAGAAGGGCAGTTAATTGAGAAGGGTCTGATGTCACACAATCCAGACACTCTCATTAAAGCTCATTCAGCATGGCATGACGTTGAGATAAAGTCAGATTCTGATTTAGGTAAATCAGTTCTGCTAGATCCTAATAAATGGAATGATTCTGAAGGGTACAAAAGAAAACCTTTATCAATTTCTGGAAAGATATTGAGGAAGATGGCAAATACTACACCAGTCATTAGAGCCATCATATCAACACGACAAACACAAGTATCTGACTTTTCAAGGCCACAAGCCAATAAGTACAGTACAGGCTTTGTTGTCAGAAAGAAAAGGGACTATTATTCATCAGATGAGCCGAAACTATCTGCTTCAGATAAGAAGCAAATCAAATACATAACAGACTTCATTATAAACGGTGGAGACGAAGCAAATTCATGGTATGCAGACAACTTTGATGTCTTCTTAAAGAAGATGGTCGAAGACTCTCTAACCTTGGATGCAGGTTCGTTTGAAATTGTAAGAAATAAGAAGGGGCTACCAGTGAAATACTTTGCAGTAGATGGTGAAACTATGTATAAAGCAGATTCACTGGATGATGAAGCATATGATGGTGATAGAAAGGATGAGAGAGGATACTATCCTTCACACGTCCAAGTTGTAGATGGATCCATCAAAGCCGAATATTACCCTTGGGATTTATGTTATGGAATAAGGAATGCCACAACAGACATTCACAAAAATGGATATGGTAGATCTGAATTAGAAGATCTTATAAATATCGTAACTTGGATGTTGTTTGGTGATGCCTACAATGGCAAGTTCTTTACTCAAGGATCTGCACCTAGAGGTCTTTTAAAGGTCTCTGGAAACGTAAATAGAAATAGACTGGCTCAATTTAGACAATCATGGTCAGCCATGGTTGCAGGAGTCAATAATGCATGGAAGGTTCCAGTTATCGAGTCAGATAAAATGGACTGGATTGACTTACAGAAGTCAAATGCAGATATGCAATTTGCAGCATGGCAGGAATATTTAATTAAGATATCTTGTGCAATGTATAAGATTGCTCCAGAAGAAATAGGATTTAATCTAGGCAATGGAACAGGTGGAAATGCAATGTTTGAAGGCAGCAACGAAGCTAGATTGAAATATTCAAGAGACAAAGGGCTAAGGCCTTTATTGAAAAATATAGAATTCTGGGTAAATAAATTCCTTGTAAATCCACTTGACAGTGATTTCGAATTTGCCTTTGTAGGATTAGATACAGAGACAGAAGAGAAAGAAGTTGAGCTATTAGTCAAGAAGGTTCAAAATGGTATGGGATATAAGGAATTCAGGAGAGCAATTAATTTACCAGAGGAATTAGAGGAAGGAGACTTCCCATTAAACTCTGTGTTTGTACAGATGGAATCTCAGAAAGCAATGCAAGATCAGATGCAAGACAATACAGATGCAGTTGATCAGGATGAGGCAGGAGATGATTTAGATTGGGACAGTTTAGGAGAGGATGAAGCAGAAATTGAAGGAGATGATGCAAATGAAGTAACGAAGTCCATCCTAAACAATATGCCTGGACATCAAAACAATCCAATGATGTTTGATGCATTGAACTTTTATAACGAAAATATTTTACAAGAAAATGATTAAATGCCATGTGGACAAAAATTACAGAATTTATAAACTTTCATTTAGCAGGACTAGGATTTAGTTCTACTAATGACTTAATGGAGAGTACATTTCACATATCTTCATTAAAACCAATCTTACTTACAAGCCTTTCACTAGGAACAGTTGCGCTTTTTATAGAACAATATCTAGGTCTATCTGCAACAGTCTATTTAGTATTCATTGCATTAATTGGAGCAGAGTTCTGGACAGGAATTCTAGCATCAAGAGCAAAAGGGAAGAAGATCCAATCAAGAAAGATGGGAAGGATGTTAGTTAAGATGTCAGTATATACACTAATAATCGGAGGACTTCATACATTCGCTAACGGACTAATGATACCAGACATATTTGGATATGAAGTAAACATATACGAATGGATCTACTATGCTGCATTAAACTACATTGTCATTCAGTTATTGATTAGCTTATTTGAAAATCTAACTGAATTAGGATTTGAAGAGACTAGCGGTGTATTTAGGTTCTTAAAGAGACGACTTGAGAAGTGGTTTGAGCTAAAAAATACAGAGGAGTGAAAAGACTACCAATGATATATAAAGTGACGGGAGTTGTGCTTATAGTAGCCATCTCCCTTTTACTTGTTCAGATAATATCACTGAATCACCAAATAAATAAGATTCAGAAAGAAAGAGATGGAGAGCTTATTGAAAAATACAACTCACTACAATACGAATTTGACTCACTCCAATCAGAGAGAGATTCATTAAAGAAAGAGAGAAGTCTTTGGATGAATGAAAGATCAGAGTTAATTTTAAAGAATGTCGAACTTGACTCCTTATGGAGCATAAAACAATCGCACTATGAAGAAACGTATAATAATGTTGTTCGTGATGGCACTGTGGTTGACATTGCCAACTTTCTCACAAACCACTGATACAGTTTGGGTAGAGGTTATTCATGGAGATACCCTACTAGTAATGACTCCAGAAAAAGGTAGAGAGATTGCTGCAGACCTAATAACTGGAGATAGTTGTTGTGCTAAAGTTCAGTATTTAGAGAAGAGGATAGATAATTACCTTGTGATAATTCAAGGAGATTCAATCGCTCTCAATAGTCTAGAGCTAGATCTAGAGAAGGCTATAGAGCAACAAGAGAAACTAAGGGAGCAAAAGGGTGTTATTAAAGAAAGGCTCGAAATATCAGAGTCAGAAAAGAAGAGATTTAGGAGACAGAGATTTATGTGGGGACTCTCATCAGGCATGGGAGGAGTGTTAATAGGAATAGTAACGGGAGCAATATTGACGAATTAATGTGTGATTCAAAAGGCTGTAGCCACGACAATATAGAGAAAGGTAGAACTACCTCAAAACCACTTAAGGGTGATAAGAGATACAAAGATGCACCAAGATTTAAAGTAATCTATGGATATGAAGATGACTTCAAGGCAGGATTCATTAAAGAGATGGTGTCAATGCAAAAAGAACTACTAACCACCATGAATACTATGGGACCAAAAAAGAAGTAAGATGGAAGATTTTAGTATAGGCGACTTAAAGGCACAGCACCTATTAGGTCAGTTTGATGACAATTTAGCTAAGGGCGTAGATCATCATGGAGAAAAATTCTCTGGATACAATAAGCCAAAGAGAACTCCTAGTCATCCGACTAAATCACATGCAGTATTAGCAAAGGAAGGTGATAAGATTAAATTGATCAGATTTGGTCAACAAGGGGTGAGTGGAGCTGGATCAGATCCAAAGACAAAGAAAGGTAAAAAGAGACAGGCATCATTCAAGGCTAGACATGCAAAGAACATATCTAGAGGAAAAATGAGTGCAGCATATTGGGCAGATAAAGTAAAATGGTAAGATGGAAGATTTTGAAAGAAACATAAGACAACACAACCTAAATAGACAACTACACATTGGTAGAAGCTTTACTGAGTTTTTCGAAAAAGGAAAAGCTGCTGAAGAAGGTGAAATAAGAGAGTGGGGAGAAAAGAAGTATAAAAAGACTTCTGGAAAGTGGGTTCCTGTATCAGACAAGAAGAAGTCAGAACCAAAACCTGCACCAAATTCTCAATTAAAGAAGCCAGAAAACGAAGAAGAATCAAGTTCCTCTAATCAAATGTCAGGCGGTACTGTAGGGAATCATGACAAGGCAAAACTAACTTTAGTAAAGACATTGTATCAAAACAATCCAGTAGAGGCATACAAGGTAGCTGAAGAGCTATCAGACGAGGCAAAGAATGTTATACCTCAGAAAGTATGGAATGAAATGTACATGGCTCACCATTTCATGACAGATCCAGAAGAAGAAAAAGACAAGAAAACCAATAGCAAATAGATAGAAATATCGATAAAATACTTATATTTATACCATGGAAAATTTTAACATAGGAAACTCAAAGGCAGAACATATAGCTGCTAATTTCACAGAAGACATTGAAAAAGCTGAAAGAAAGCAATTAACAGGAGGTTCATGGAAGACCATTAATGGTGCAAAAGTTTATGTTAAGGGCGGTAAAGTTGTAGCAGGAGCAGAAGGTAAATTGAGTGGTGAAGGTGGTTCAAAGTCTGGATCATCAAAGTCAAGTGGTAGGGAGAGCTTTAAGTCCAAAATATCTCAAAAGGAAAAAGAGTACGCAAATATAGGTAAAGAGATGGCCATTGCTGCAAGAGATGCAAGAGATGCTGAAAGAAATGGTGGTTCGTATGGTGACTTTATGGATAAAAATTATTATCCTAAGAAAAAGAAAAGTGATGAGCTGAAAAGAGAGATAAATAAATTGCATGATGACTATAAGAAGTATAGAGAAAGTAACCCAACGGAAAGTGAGGTAAAGGAAAAAGCAGGCAGTCAGGCTAAAGCTGAAGCTGAAGAGAAGAGGGCTATAAAGGAACAGCAAGTGACATCTTCAACATACGAAAGGTCTCAAAGAAGGCTTGAAAGGGATATTGCCAGCAGACAGTCAGGTAAAAGTCCAAACAGTAAGGTTCCAGAAACTTCCACTAAAGAATCAAAGTTTAATAGAAGGGGCAACTTAAATGATGCTAGTGCAGATAAAAAAAGATCAGTTAAGCAGAAGAAAGTGTCTTATGGTGGTGCTGATGGTATGGCTAAGATAGGTGATAAGATCAGTATGAGAACTAAAAGAAGTGGTGGATTAACTTCAGGAGTTGACGGTGAGGTTTATGAAATAAGCTCTAGTGGCAAAACATTTAGGTTAAAGGATGAGTTTGGAAACAAGGATACTAAGTGGAGGAATGTTGACGACTATAAAAGTGCAAAGGTTAAAAGAATAGACAATACACCAACACTAGATACATTTAAGGAGGTTGCAAAGGAATCTAAAACTGTTGATGAGTTTATTTCAAAGGTTAGGAAGATAAAAGGAGTTCCTCAAAGCGTAGCTAATGAATTCTCTTCTAAGTACGGTAATGGTTCAGACATAAAGGGAGCAGCCGCTAAGTTCATGGAGGCTCACGGTGGCTCAAAATCAATTTCAAAATCACAAACAATGGAAGATAATATTGAAAAAGGTAAGAAAGTACCTGTAGGAACAGTATCAAGAGGCTATAAGAAGATGGCAGAAGGTAAATGGGTTCCAGTAAAAGACGAAAAGAAGAAAGAGGTTCCTTTAGGTTCATCTGAAAAGAAGATGAATGCAAGGAAGGAGGTAAAGGAAAGCAACAAACTTACTGATGCAGAAAAGACTTACTTTAAGGAGAACAAGAAGGAGATCATGGCCATCATAGAAGATGACCCACTCGCTTCAGTTAAGCAGGTAATAAATGACCATAAAAACAAAAACAAGAAAGAATCTCCAAAGAAAGAATCTTCTACAGGAAGAGGTGAGGAATATCACAATTCAAAAGAATACCAAGAGAAAAGGAAGAAGTTTTTCAATCCAACAGTTGAAAAGATTAATAGAGTTTCTGGCAAAGAACTTAAAGATCTAAGAACTGTAATTGACAAGAATTATGGTAAATGGTCAGACAAAGACAGAAAAGAATTATTAAGCAAGATTGACTCTAAGAAGGAAGGTGTAGAGAAGAAAGAATCTCCAAAGAAAGAAGGTGGAGAGAAGAAGTTTGAATCTGCTGCTGACTCAACTAAGAGAAAGATGGAGGGTAAAACTGAACAAGAGAGAATTGATGCTGCAATCGATAAGATAAAAAGAGTTGCTGGAAACAATGGAGTAGGAAAGTTACCAATCTCTAAAGATTCTGGAATGGTTGGTGCATTTTCTAAAATGTTCAATCTATCAAAAGAAAGAACTGCAGCACTTATCAACAAGTTTGGTAAAGGATCTAAGAACTCTAAATAAAACAAAAAAATGAAAAACTTAAATTACTATAAGGACTTACTAGAAAAGGCTGGCAAAGCTGGCCTTGTTGCAAAAAGAGTATGGGCTACTAGAGATGGTAAGCCATACCAAAAAGTTGTATGGGTAAGAGAGGGTGATGGTAAAGAAGTTACTGAAGTTGAAACAGGAGATATGATCTCTGAAGACGTTCTAGGAATGTCTATCAAGAAGTATTCTGACAAATCAGTTCTTATTGCTGGTGACACTTATGGTAATATTGAGAAACTAAGAGAGATCAAAAAAGAAGTAGGAGCAGGGACATTCAATCGAAAGTTAAAAGGTTGGGTGTTCCCTTACTCTACACTTAGTACAGTATTAGGAAAGTTACTAGGAAAGCAAGAAGTAAAAGATACTGCAACTGAGACTGAGAAGTGTGACAACATGACTCAGATAAAGAATTCATATAGCGTAGGTCAGGAAGTTAATATAAGAACTACAGTAAATGGTAAAAGCGTAAATGGAAAAGCTACCATTTCTGGAGTTGGTCATGATGGTGAATCAGTAAAGTACAGTGTTAAGATCAATACTACAGGTAAGCAAATAGAC